ACCTTCGGGGCCTTGGGCTTGGGCGGCTTGGGCGGCTTCAGGACGCGCGGGGTCTTCGCGGCGCCGGGCGTGGCTGGGCCGTTGCCGTTGCCCTGGGGTTTCGGCGGGCCGTCGGTCGGATCGGTCGAGCCCGGGGCAGCGGGCGCGGCCGGCTTGGGAGCCGGAGCCTTGGTCGGCATCTCAGGCAGCTTCGCCATCTCGCGCAGCTTCCGCTCGAGCGCGTCGTCCGGCGTCAGCACGCCCGCGCCGACCAGCTGGTTGACGTAGCCAGCGATCTCGTCCAGCGGCGGCGCCTCGATGTCGCCGTACTTGAGCTCAGGGAAGCACTCGACCGGGTAGCCGTTCAGCTGCATCACGCGCGGGATCAGGAACCGGTTGATGATGCTGGAGATGTTCTCCATGTGGCCGTTCAGCGCCATCGTAAACAGCGAGGTCTTCGTCGACGCCAGCGACCATGACCCAACGTTGTCCGTCCCCAGGAAGATGAACTCGGCGAGCATCGTCATCGCGATCCGCTGCTCGTGCCGCGTGACGACCTGCGACGTGTCGATGCTGCGACGGCCGCCGCCGGTGAGCAGGGAGAACTTGTACCCGGTCGGGTTGCCCTTCGAATCCGTCGAGGACGGCATGACGAGGCCCTCGCGCTCGTCGCGGCGGATCTGCTGGACCATCTTCTCGTAGGTCTGCCGCGTCGTCTTCTGCTGGGCGTTCGCGTTCGTCGCCATGATCTCGGCGGGCAGCTCCATCACGGGCAGCCCGACGAGGTCGCGCTCGATGCCGATGGCCTCGATCTCCTCGACGCGCTTGGCGAAGTACCACGAGCGGTAGGCGTTGCGGATCAGCGACCGGCCCTCGGGGTTGTTCTTCCGCGACGTCGTGCGGAAGAGGAGGCCGCGGTTCATCGGGACGAACACGGTCCCCTTGCCGCTGTAGGGGTCCATCTGCCACAGGCCGAGCGTCGTACCGTCCGTGTCGAACTCCCAGCAGTACAGGGTGTCCTGCGAGCGGATGCTCAGCTTCCTCAGGCCAATGCGGCCGTCGTTGAACTTCGAGTGCAGCCGCGGGTCGTCGTTGTCGCCGCAGCGCTTCTTAAAGACCGTCTCGAAGAAGCTCCAGCCGTGGGGGAGCATGGAGAGCACCTCGGCGAGGAACTCGTCCCACGTGTGGCTCATGTCGTCGATGACCGACTCGAAGAACGCCGCGGCCTCCTTCTGCCGAGGCGCCTCGCCGCACGGCTCGATGCGGCACTTCACCTGACGCAGCAGCATCTCGACGACGAACAGCACGGCGCCGATGACCGCGCTGTTGTCGGACATCTCGCGATAGACGCGGACGGCGCGACGGCCGGCGAGCTTGGTGAGGAGCTCCTCGTCGACGAACCCGCCCACGCGGCGGAGACCGGTCGAGCCGATCGGCACGTCCAGCGGCACCTGCGGCCCGATGTGGCCTTGCAGCGACGGATCAGGCGCGGGCGACGACGGCGTCAGCGCGCGCGTCGGGTTCAGTGGGACCGTCGGCGTCGCGAGCACCTGGGGCGGGAGCGAGAGCGCCTGCGCAGGCACGGCAGGCGGCGAGTACGGGGCCGGCGAGCCCTGGAGCTGGGGGACGGCCTGCTCGACCTCCACGGCCGCCGTGGCACCCTCGACGACCTCGTCGGCGGGCGCCTTCTCGAACCACGTCGCAGGGTTGTACCAGGGCATCAGCTCGCTCCAGCGATGAAGAAGGCTGCGGTCAGCGCGATTCCGGAGAACGCGCCGACGAGGAACCACATCGCGCTCTCAGGGAACAGCACGCGGTACTCGACGCGGACGTTCGGCGGCGGGGTCTGGTCCATGGTCGCAGGGTACACGGTCACGGCTCCCACGGCGACTCGCGCGTCACCTCGACGTCGACGGCGGCGACGACGGCCGGGCCCTGCCCGTGCTCCTCGAGCAGCCACGCGTACCCGCCGGCGCACGCGTCCGCCTGATCCTTGTAGCCCCTTGGCAGGCCGACCAGCTCGTTGACGAAGTCGGAGTTCCACGGGCCGCGCACGAGGTAGAGCCCGCCGTTGCGCGCGACGCCCGCGAGCGGCCGCCACATCTCCTCCTTCGAGCCCGTCTTGTGGTGGTCGTGCACGTCGTAGCCCTTCAGCGTGCGCAGGGCGTATCCGCGGATGACGGCCTTGCCCGACGACCCTGGCTCGCGCTCGAACACGACAGGGATGCCGCGGCCGTCGGTCTGTGCGGTCGCGTGCACGAGAAGCTCGACGTCGCCCGGCTCCTTCCGGTCGCGCACGAGGTGCGAGACGACGACGCGCACGGCGCCGGCCTCGTCGAACCACAGGCCGACCTTGCACCCGGCCGACCACGCGGGATCCTTCCCCAGGTTCTCCTCGAGCTCAGGGTCGGTGCCGGCGAGGTCCCAGTACCGGCACCAGATGACGCCGGGCGGCTCCTCGTCGAGGAACTTCCCGAACCACTCGCGCTTGAAGACCTTCCCAGACGGCGTGGCGTTCCAGTCGCCCTTGGCGAACCACGCATACTCGACGGGGTCGAGCTGGGCGAGGTTCATCAGGTACCCGGCCCGGTCCAGCGACGGGTTGTCATCGGCGAACGCCGGCACGAAGTGCGCGCCCTGCGCCTCGACGCCGAGCGAGCGGGCGATGTCGAGCACCTGCGACGACGGCGGCGACTCGAACACGGCGCCGCCGGCACGCTCTCCCGTGCGCCAGTCATCGTAGGCGGCGCCGGTGCCGACCTGCTTCGCGAAGGCGACGAAGCGCGAGCGGACCCACGCGTGCCCGATGCCGCCGGGGTTCGTGTTCGAGCGCATGCGCGTGGGGATCGAGACGTCGGTCGAGCGCAGGCGGCTGAACAGGAAGACGTAGTCGCCCTCGTCCCACTCGGTGAGCTCCTCGACGCCGATGAACTGATATGCCGGTCCCTTCCACTTGTCGCGGTCGTTGATGTGAGCGAGGTGGCCGAAGGAGATCGTCGCGCCCGACGGGAAGCGCCACCCGAGCAGGCCAGCGTCCCACACGGCCGACGTGCCCTCGAACCACTTCAGCGCGCGGTCGCCGATCGCGTCGTTCTTGAAGAGGTCGACCTCGCGCCGGCGCAGGAGGAGCGCGGAGTAGTTCGGGCGGTCGACGTACTGCAGCGCCGCCATGAGCAGGGCGTCCGACTTTCCTCCGCCGGCTGCGCCGCCGTACAGCACCTCCTGCGCGTCCAACTCAAGGAACGTGCGCTGCTTCGGGTGCGGCAGGTGTGGGCTGAACGGCTTCACCGCTGCCTGGATGGTCTGCTCCGCCGCCGCCGCCCGACGGCTCTCCAGCCGGCGCCGGTACCGGGTCAGCGCGTCCGCGGCCAGCGATTGCGAGGAGTGCGAGGTCCAGAGCATCTTCCCGCGTGAGCTGAGCTGGGGCATGAATGAACGCCTCCTCGAGTCGGTCGAGCGCCTCTTTGCGCTCCATGGAGAACTTCACGCGCTGCTCGATGACGAACTCGTCCGCGTCCGCGATGGCGCCCAGCGTGTGAGCCGCGCGCCAGTCGCCCGGCTTCGTCGGCGTGCCCGTCGCGGACCGCCGCATGATCAGTTTCAGCGTCGACCGGCGCCGCGCCTTGGCCCCCTCGATCAGGTGCCAGAACTGCAGAACGACCGCCGTGTAAGTCCCTGGAACGACGTCGGCCCCCGTGCGGTAGGCGCGCTCCCCGTCGGAGAGCCACCGCAGTCCGGTGCGCTCCGCCACGCCGGAGAGGAGGCAGGCGTCCTTGAAGGTCTGGCACGCGGCGACGTGGTTGGCCACCTGGGTCGAGAGCCGTTCGTTCAGCTCCGTGCGACGTCCCGGGATGGGGAAGGAGGGCCCCTCGGCTGGCGCGGGCTGGGCCGCGGCCGTCCGTCTCCGGGGTTTCCCCCGGCGCATCGAGTTCGTCGTTCTCCGCGCCACGGCTTCAGACTGCGCCGGGTCTACGGGTCGCGTCAAGCGTCGGCGTTCACTGCTTCCCCTTGGGCTGGGTCATCGGGAACGGCTTCAGCGACTCGGACAGGTCTGCCTTCTGCGCCGGTCGGTCGCACGCCGGACACTCCCAAACGGCGACGGGCGGCCGGTCGTAGCCGCCGGACACGTAGCGGGTCATGCGCATCCGCGCACCGCACGCGCAGCGCCTCACTCGAAGATCCTCCGGCCACAGTCGCAGCACGTCGACAGCCTCACTGGCACGTCGCCGGCCCGATACTCCTCCAAGGTGATGCGGCGCTCGAGGTAGGCGATGAACAGCGCGACGTCGGGCTTCTCGACGAGGCGGAAGGCGTGCCTGCACC